ACGCTAGAGACAGTATCTACCGATTAATTAGCACAATTGTTAAACGGATGCCGGGCTACTCGATCAATGACGCGCTGGATACTGACTGGGACACTTTGATCAAAGTAATCAGTATGGATATTGACAGTGACAATGAAAATGAGCAATCTGGCAGTCCGGTGCCACAAAAATCGCAACAAAAGCCAATGGATTTAGGCGATTTTATTAAATCAATTTAAATTTTAAAGAAAGGAGGAAAAATAAATGGCAGATGAACCATTAGGCCGAATGGTCATAGAGCTTGGCTTGGACGACGCCGGGCTCGGAAAAGGGCTACAAGGCGCACGTAAGGCTGTCAGATCATCTATGGCCGAAATGAAAGCCAGCATGGCAGTAATCGGTCAAACGGGCAGTAAGTTTGATGTATTATCAGCTAAATCATCTGGATTAGCCAAAACCATTATGGCTCAACGCGGCGAAGTCAACGAGCTAGGTAAGGCTTACAAAAACTCACTAGTTGACGGTAAGCCGTCGGCGCAAACGGCTAAGTTAGCATCTCAGTTTAATAACGCCTCGGCCAAACTAGCTGCTTTAAATAAGCAATACATTGCGAACGCCCGTGCTGCGGCTGAGGCCAAGGTGCAAACCACCGGAGTTACTGGAGCCATGAATACTATGGGTAATGGCGCGATTAAAGTTGGCCGCTCTGTGACTAGCATTGGCGATACCATGACTAAGCGTGTTACCGCACCAATTGCCTTAGGTTTTGCTGCAGCCGGTAAGGCCGCAATTAGCTTTAACAGCCAGATCGATGCGATGGGACCGTTGTTAACTAACGGTGGTGCTGTTACTGCTAAGTACCGCGCCCAGTTAGATCAGATGGCAGAAAGTTCGAAAAAATGGGCTGTGCAATACGGTGTGTCAACGACTGAGATCAATAATGGCATGTCAGAACTGGTCAAACGTGGCTTTACCACAAATCAAGTATTAGGGTCTATGCCATCAATCCTTGATGCAACCAAAGCATCTGGGGAAGACATGGGAACCGTCATGAACGCCACGGCGTCAATCGTCGAACAATTCGGCCTGAAAACTAACTCAACAGCCGGAACCATGAAGAACACGCAAATGGTCACTGACTCACTGACTTACGCTGCGAACGCAACAGCTTCTGGCTTTGGTGATTTGTCAGAGGCCTTTAGTTATGTCGGACCAGTTGCTGCTTCGGCGGGCTTGTCCGTGCAACAAACAGCCGCTGCTATCGGTGTCTTATCTGATCGCGGTATTGAGGGTCAAAAAGCTGGTACTGGTTTACGGTCGATTTTAACCTCATTGGTCAAACCAACCAGAGCCGCTAAGGGCGCATTTGATGAAATGGGTATTAGCTCATCTGAGTTAAAACGTGACTCTAAAGATCTACCGCAATTGATCCGTGATATTACTGAGGGCACAAAAGGCTGGGACAAAGCCGATCGAAATAAGGCAATCGCCACCGCGTTTGGCAAGGAAAATCAAACGTCAATGAATGCATTAATCAGCGCTGGTGCGGATAAGTTACAGAACTTGACGGATAAAACTAACGCCGCTGGTGGTGCGACAAAGCGTGTCGCCGAGGAAATGATGAAGACCCCAGCAGAACGCTTGAAACGACTGCAGCAACAATTTGAAGTCACCGCGATCACACTTGGCGAAAAGCTAATGCCATATATTGTTAAGGGTATGGACACTGTTGGCAAGCTGGCAGACGCTTTTGGCAATCTCAGTCCTAAGATGCAAGACTTTATTGTCAAACTTGGTGTGGGCGCGGCCGCTGCAGGACCACTGCTGTCCGTGTTTGGTCGTTTGACCACAGGGTCAGGCAAAGTACTAACTGGGATTGTTAAGCTAGCGGCTAAACTAGCAGGATTAAAGGCTGCTAGAACAGCGGCTAGTGATTTAGGAGTTTTAGGTGCTGCCAGCAATACCACTAAGGACCAGTTATCGCTGTTTGGTAATGCTGCCGAAGGTGTTGGTACAAAGGCAACTAGCGGTGCTAAAGGCTTTACGATTTTTGGCAAAGCTTTGACGACCGGTGGCACAGGAGCTGGAGTATTAGGCTCAGCCCTAACGCCACTAGGCGCAACTGTATTAGGTGTTAGTGCCGCTGTTGTTGCTGGTGCCGTCATCTGGGAAGGCTGGGGCAAACAAGCAGTTGCCGCAGCTGATCGCACGTCTCGTTGGGGTACTGATGTTGGCGCCGCTGCGGATAAGTCGCTCGGAAAAATGAACGAGTTTAGTGGTAATGCTTCGGCCGCGCTAGAAACTTGGAGCAGTAACTCTGAGGGCTCCGCTAAAAAAGTTTCTGGTGCATTTAGCGATATGTACGACCAAATCAATCAAGACGCTGAAGCATCAAACAAAAAAATCGATGAGCACCTTAAGTCATTACCCGAATCCGTGGCTGCAATTGTCAAAAAATCAGCCGAAGCACAGAAAAAGCAAAACACTGATACAGTCACTCAAGCTAAACAGACTACGGACAATGTCAATAACATTCTTAGAGAAGCCGGACAAAAGCATCGTGACTTAACTGATGATGAGAACACCTATATTGCAAACTCCCAGCGTGAGCTTAATCGTCAAGAAGTTTCACTTTTAGGCATTTCGTCTAAGCAAAAGAAGACCGTCATTGCGGCTTTAAACGGCGACCTTAACAACATGACGAAGCAGCAGCGTTCCAGCGCAATCTCGGCATTGCAAAACTCGTTTGAAAAAGAATACATGTTGTATGGCAAGCAGAAAAAAACTGTTACCGATATGTATAAATCTGGTGAAATTTCAGCCGACTCTTATCATAAAGCGTTAAACAAGCTAGCCGATGATCACAAGAAAAAGAACGAGACCATGGCTGAGTCAGTCTATAAACTTGGCAAAGCCAACGGGAAAAGTGCAGCACAAATTGACCAGGACTTACAAGCCGTCGGGTCGTCTTATGATAAGGTCGCCGCCAAGATCAAAAAGCAGAGCAAATCAGCTAAGGATTCTAGCGGTATTTTGGCCAAGGAAACTGGCAATATGAGTAAGGCTGCCAGTAAAGCAGCGGCGGATTGGAACAAAATCGTCCTTGACCCCAAGACTGGGCGCGTTAAAACAAATGCACAGGAAGAAGTTACTAAAGCGGTCGCTACAGAAGGCGGATGGAACAAGATTGAGTATGCCTTAAAGCATGCAAAATTGACGACCAATGCCAAAGAAATGGTCGCTAACGCCGTTTTACAAAATGGCAAATGGGACGACTTAACATGGGAAGAATCCGAAGCGCTGATTAAAACCAACGCTGGTGAGACGATGGTTGATGTGCTCCAGTCAAACGGCCAGTGGGATAAATTAAGCTGGCAGCAGCAAGCCGCAATTGTGAACTCCAACACCAAAGGTGAAGTAGCCGCGGCTATGTTGGATAATGGTCAGTGGAATAATTTGACCTGGGATCAGCAAAAGGCCTTAATCCAAACCAACGCCGGTGAAACCGCAATGGAAGCCTTAATGGCTAAAGGCCAATGGGACGGTTTGAGTCTGGAGACCAAACAAGCAATTGTGCGGTCTAACAGCAAAGCTGAGGTTGCCCAAGCAATCTTTGACGCTGGACAGTGGAACAATTTGGAATTTGATGACCAAGAAGCCTTAGTAACCAATAAGGCGTCTAAACCAATCATGGAAGCTTTAAACGATGCTGGTCAGTGGAACAATTTGTCGATCCAAGCTAAGCAAGCAATTGTCCAAGCTAAGGGTAAGGATGATCTTATTGCTGCCATTAATCAGTTTGGACTTTGGAATCAATTACCGGTTAAAGAGCAGATCGCGGCAATCAAGACAGAAGGTGTGCAGAATGTTGCTACCGCCCTAGATAAGGTCGGGCTCTGGAACGGGTTATCTCCCGAAACTAAGAACCTTGTCGCAACCTCAAACGCACCAGATGTAGCGTTAAAGGCAATTGGTGGTGTACAAGGCTTTAACAATTTGCCAGTTGAGACCAAAAATCTATTAGCTAACGATGCTAATTTTGCACAAGTCTTGCGTAATGCTGGCGTCGATTTAAGTCAATTTAATCTGACTAATCCGGCGGTTAAAAATTTGAAGGCAACCGATTTTAGTTTAAGCAGTACTTTACAAAAAGCTAATATTGAGGTTGCTAGTTTTAACAGTACAAACCCAGCGGTTAAAACACTACTAGGTAATGATGCCCAGTTAGCATTAGTTTTACAAAATGCGGGTGTTGATTTAAACAATTTTGATGCTAACAACCCAGCCATTAAAAATTTACTGGCTCAAGATAACACTACCGTCCCTGTAATGGGCGCGACAAATGCACTGGGATTATTTGCTGGGACGACACCAGGACCTGCCAAACAGGCAGTCGGGCAAGACAATACGTCGCCATCTTTTGGTACCGCGACAAACGCGGTAAACAACTTTAGAAATACTCCGGTTGGTGGAACCAAAAATGCCACTGGTGCGGACAATGCCAGTGGGCCCTTAAATGGCGCTAAGCATAGTACTGATAATTTCCGCAACACATCAGTCGGCGGCACAAAAGTAGCCAGAGGCTCCGATAATGCTAGTGGTGCACTTAATGGCGCTACCCAAAGCACGAATACTTTTAGAAATACGTCGCCTGGAGCAACTAAGGTGGCGCGTGGATCTGATAATACTAGTGGATCTATGAGTAGTGCCAAACGTTCTGTCGATATTTTCCGTGGCACGTCACCAGGTGGTGCAAAACGTGCTACTGCGGTGGATAATGCTTCAGGGCCTGCAAACAGTGCGAGCCGTGCGGTTGATGGATTTTCGGCGAGACGTAGTCATACTGTGACACTAACGACGATCACTCGAAATATTACTGAGTTTATTAAACGTCACCTAAAAGGCGGGACCAAAGACTTCGAGGGTGGCACTATGATGGTCAATGACCAGGCTGGTCCACTATTCCGCGAATTAGTGCAATTTCCAACCGGCGAAACTTTTGTGCCACACGGCCGAAACGTAATCTTAAATGCGCCACGCCACACCAGAGTCGTTCCCGCGGGAAAAACCAATCGGTTACTCGGAGGTATTCCACAGTTTGCTGGAGGTGTTGGCGGCATTCCGGAGAATGCGGATTACTTGCAGGACGCTCGAAAGCTAACCACTCTATTGGTGCAGCAGGCACCGCAGATTGACGACACAAAAATTGTCAACAGTATCAATCAAACAAATCAAGGTATTGCTGCCATGCTGCAAAATAGTCAGCAGCAGGCTCAAGTGATGCAACAGCAAAACGAGATCATTGCAGCATTTATGCAGATGTTCGCTAACTCTGGTATTAGTGACAAACTCAAAGCGATTGCTGAGAAAAAGCTGAATCTTGACCCAGCTGCCGCAGCTAAGACAATGGCGCCATATAATTCGGTCAATCAGGCGCAAAGAAATGATTTTACAGGGAGGGGGCTAAGTATTGACCAGCTTATCTGAGTACGGAATTACTTTTAATGGACATCATTCGTCTGAATTCGGATTGACGGTTGGTGCCGGTAAAGAGATCGGTTTTCCAGCTAAACGTAAACTAACGATCGATGTGCCGTTTAGTAATGCGCCCATAGATTTATCTGGAATCTACGGACAACAGCCCTTCGAAGAACGGACAATTAAAATCGCTTTTGAAATTAAAGATTGCAATAACTTAAGTAAGGAAGGAATGTATCGAAAATGGACCCAGGTCGTTAACTGGCTTGCAGAACCTACTGGCAAAGTCGTGTTGCACGATGATATTATGCCAACTTATCATTATTTGGCGGAAATGGTCGCAGCACCGACTTTCGAAGAATTGCTATATATTGGGACTCTTACAGTGACATTTACTTGTTATCCGTTCCGAATTCATGATCTCAGCGCTGGTAATGATATTTGGGATGAATTTGATTTTGACAATGACGTTGCGCAGGAAACCGAGTTTGATGTTGTCGGTTCTAAAACGGCAATCATGATTAATCCTGGTCAGTGGGTCCATCCGACAATTAAGGCGGATGCTGATTTTACTGTGACGATTGGTAGTACCACTTACCAGATAAAATCGGGCACCACTAATTCACCTGATTTAACAATGCCACCAGGAGCTCAGCATGTGACTATAACAGGCACCGGTCATATTGAGATTATCTTCTATCAGGAGGTGATTTGATGTATCGGGTCACACTCCGGCAAGGCTGGAACGGTGACGAAACAACGATTCAGTCGCCGTGGGACAACAAGGCCAAATTAATTAGCCCCGTGGTTCACAAGGACATTGACAACATTGAAACTTTCACATTTACGATCTATCCGAACAGTGCGGCTTATAATGAGTTGCACTATTTTACTTCCTTTATTCGCGTGGTAAATGTAATCAGCGGTAAAGCTTTATTTAATGGTCGTGTCCTTTATCCAAACGAATCAATGGACAAAGACGGTGTGCTCAAAAAGGATGTAACATGTGAGGGGTTAATAGCGTTTCTCCACGACTCAACGCAGGATTACGGCAAGTATGAGCAATTAACACCATTCCAGTACTTGGCTAAATTAATGGCAAAACATAATAGTCAGGTTGAGCCTTACAAGCAATTTAAGCTTGGGAAATGTGATGTTACCGGCAGCGGCAATGAGAATAAAATCCGCTACACCGAAGATGACAAGGATACTTGGGATACAATCAAGGATAAGCTAGTATCGCGGCTCGGCGGCGAGCTGCAGGTCCGAGAAGAACCGGATGGTTTATATTTGGACTATCTCAAACAGATTGGACAAAAAGGGACGCAAGTTATACAGTTAGCCGAAAACTTGTTATCGGTAACTACTGCAGTTGATCCAACAAAATTAATGTCGGTAGTTAAACCGGTTGGTGCCACGATTGAGCAGCCAGCTGGAACAACCATAGAAACAAGCGCAGACGCGGTAGCTGTAGCACAACCGCGCTACACAATTGCGTCAGTCAATAATGGCTCAGTTTATTTAAGGGACGAAAAACTAATAGCGGCGATCGGCTTACAAGTTAAGCCGGTCGTTTTTGATACCATCAAAGACCCAAAAGTTTTGTTATCTCGCGGCAAAGATTATCTGGCTAACGGCGAAACCGCCACTATCCAGTAACAGATTACAGCTGTTGATCTGTCTATGATAAATAAGCAAATTGATGATTTTGATTTGGTCTGGATTTATCACGTCAGCAATAGACTTATGGCAATCGATGAAGATTTGCGGATTATCCAAATGACGGTTAATTTAAATGATCCCAGCCAATCGACACTGAGTATCGGTGACAAGATTATTGGTCA